CAATGAACAATTGCGTACCGTTGTCGGCCATGGACACCATGCCCGTCCCGGCAATCGCACCGAGGGTAGTGATTACCCCACCGATCGTAATGCTGTACAGGTATGAACCGCTGACGATGTATCCAAATCCCCCGAACTGCCACATCCCCCGGATCGGTCCAAGCCCTACCGCAGTTGTGTACAGAAGGCCAGGACAACGGTTCAGGAACCCAGTTGTATTGCCACCCTCGGGGATCGCTTCAGGGAACAGGTTCACGCAGCGGTTATCCGCAGCATTGACGCTGCGTGCTACGTAACTTGCGCCAAGGATCGGGGTTTTCATGCTATACTCCAGTTCAACTTAAATTGGAGTAATGTATGGAAATATGGAAACCAATTGTCGGGTTTGAAGGATTGTATGAAATCAGCACCCTTGCGAATGTTCGACGGGTGTCCAGAGGGAAGAAAATTGACCCACTTCTGATACCCATCGCGAAGCAAATGTTTACCAACGGTTCGCTGCTTCGTGATGTTGCTAAATTCCTTGGTGTCAGTGTTGCTACCGCCCACATGATCAAAACAGGAAGAACATGGTCTGGGGACGCTCATTATCGGCATGTGAAGACTTCTGCGGGGTCTGACCATTACCTCAGATTTGCAGCGTGTAAGAACGGTAATTACGTGAGGGTGTCCGTCCACCGAGCCATGTGGGAGGCATTTGTGAAACCAATCGAAGGGCGTCTTGAGATAAACCACAAGAATCTTGACCGTCAGGATAACCGCCTGGAGAATTTTGAAATAGTGACCCATCAACAAAACATTCAGCATGCGATTAATATGTACAAGGAGAAAGGACTTCTCAGAGCAGTCAAGGGCACTAAAGGATTTATCGTGGGTAAACATAGTAAATATGACAGGTAATGGTCACATATTGCCAGCGAAAATATTGAACCGCTGACGAGTACCCACAATCGAGTAGGGAATACTCATCAGGTCCTCAGGGTTGTTCACCCGCTTGATAACCCGCTTCGCAGCCATGGCAATTCGTGCTACGTTCTTGGGTGGGTCAATGCCAAACTCGGATGACAACTCCACAGCAAGGTTGTACCGGAAGGCACGCAAGTAGCCGGGAGGGAAGGACAGGACTGTGGCAAGCGCCGCAGGCTGACTCAGTTCCTGAACGCTGACGAAGTGCCACTCAAGGGCGCGTGTCGGGACAGGGTAGATGAACATCTCCAGATCAGGCATCTCTGGGTTCAGCCAGATCACTTGCGGGTAGGTGCTCGTGATCGTCTTTACTGCAATACCGTTGTACTGCTGCTGGTTGATGATCTTGATACCGTAGGAGATGCCAGTCGTAGCGTCGAGGAAATACGTGGAATCGTCAAGCTGAACAGGACGCAGACCAACGAAGTTACCCGATGGTCCGAGTGTTCTGCTGATCGTGTTGGCTGGCCATGTGAACGTCTGATCTTGGGTGGTGAAGACACTGAGTCGTTCAGCACTCCACGAGTCAATCATCTGATTCATGGCAGTGAGCGCATCATTGGATGTCTCACTCGATGGTACCTCACCCTCGGCCAACATGCCGATGAGTCGCAATGATCCATTGATCAGGTCATTTGCAGTGGTGCTCATTGTGTCCCCTTACGCTTGCGACGGAATATCAACTCATTCACGAAAGCCGCATCATCTTTAGGGGATGGCGTGTCGGGATTATATCTCACCCAACCGCTTTTTTCATCATAAGCAGCCTCTTGTTCAGAGATTGCCACCTTCGTCCCGTGTTGCGGGTGTTTAAGGTAAATTACCATCGTAAATCGGGGACCGAAGCCCCCGAACCGTTAGGCGTTTAGACCGAGGGTCGTCAACGTCGCACAGATGGTGTTCACTGTGGTTTGCAGTGTTGCCAGCTGTGTTGTAGTCATTGCACAGACCGTAGTTGTGGTCAGTGATGCGATGGCGGTAGTGGTTAACGCGGTCGAGGGCTTGGTCACGGGTGTGGTACCGAAGAAACCGGCAGTACCCGTAGCCGTGCCCATAATCGCACCATCAAGCTGCGGATCGGAGAATGCGACCCCGGCTGATTTTGTGTTAGTTGCCATTTTGAGTCCTTAGCCCCCGAAGGGGCATTGAGTTATTAGGCCAGTGTGTACAGGGTCCAAGTACCAACACCCGTTTTACGAGCGCGGTAGCGCTGAGTTGTACCCGCAGTTGCTGCAACGGTGGCCAAGCCGACGATGGTCCAACCAGTCCCGACTGCCAGCGTGATGACACCGGAGCCGGAACCATCAACGTTGACGACTGAGAAGTCGAACGAACTATCCACTTTGGCATTGACCAGCAGCGCCTCGGTCAGGGCCACTGTAGGCAGGGTGTAGGTCGCAGCACTGGAACCGGGGTTGCCCAGAACAATACCTGTGACCAACTGTGCGATTGTCAGCGTTGCGGTTGATGTCAGAGATGCAGGCGCTGCCTGCGTACCCAGAACCACCTCGTTTGTATTACCGTCGCCGAGTTGACGACCACCACCGATAGAAGGGAGAGCCATGATTTATTCCTTGATTGATTATTTGGATGAACAGGGACCGAAGTCCCAGTCGATTAGCCCCAGAGACGGCAGGCCATTTCAGGACGAATCACCGAGTAACCGTAGAGGACGTCAATACGGCAAGGCATACGGTCATTGTTGATGTCGTACTGACGAACAATACGCATCGAGATACCGTTGTGAACTTGACGCGAAGCCATGTCCACACCCTGGGGCAGCAACAGATCGGCAGTAGCCAACGTGATAGCGTCCTTGTGGTAAATCAAGTTCTGCGCGTAACCTGTCGTAGCAGTACCCAACATCGTCACAGCGGCTGTGGCGGCGGGAAACGAGTCCACTGTAGCCAGTGCATGCGCAGCGGTGTAGATCGCTGGGGAGATTGCCAGAGTACCTGTGGTGGTCGCAGTCAGGTCGGCGGTAACAACGAACTGTTGCAGACTACCCGTGGATTGACGAGTCTGCGGGTTCACCGCATAAACGTTAGCGATAGTGAACACATCGCCTTGTTTCCACGTCTTACCGGAACCTGTGAAACTGATGTCCAGAGTAGCCTGACCCTGAGTAGCAACAGTGCTGGTGCTGGTGATCGTGGTGCCCCAAGTACCCGTAGTGTGGTTGACCACGGACTGAGACATGTTGATCTCGTCGTAGCCCAGAACACCAGTTGACATCATGCCGTTAGCGAACTGCTTGGAGATAGTACCCGTTGGGTTGAAGAAGCCCTTCATCCCTTCGACCAGACCAGCATTGGCAGCGGGGTTAACCGTGGCGTAACGCGGAGACATAGGGGTAGCCATCTCGTTCAGCTTTTGTTGGGCTTGGAGCAGCACCAGCGAGGTCGCAGGGGTAGTTCCGGGAGTTCCAACCGACCCATAAATGCTCTTGTAAGCATTCGCAACATCTGCATCAACGGATGCTGCCAACTGGGACACGCGAGGCTTGAGGATCAGTTCAGCGAAGTCGTCCAATTGCATGGTCAACTCAGCCGACGTGAAATTCACGCCAATGTGCTTCTGGCTGGAGACAGTCAGAGTGGTGTACTGTTGGTTTTCGTCCTGCACCTGCAGGGCTGCGCCATCAGTGACAAGTGCGCGGTCCGGTTTGCGGATGCGCAATGTGGAGCCGATCTTGGCCCCTTCAACCGCGAAGGAGTCGTCGTATTGACGATTCACGTTGCGGGTAAGTACAAGGTTGTTCTCGAGAATTTCGAGTGCCTTGCGCGTGATCATGTCGATCGTTAGGATACTGTTTGCCATTGTTTTCTTTCAAAAGTAGTTAGCGATTACGAGCTTCCAACAGCTTACGTTGCCGTGCCCGATCAGCGGCGATCCACTCTGACGTTGACATCGTTTTGATTGACCGTGGGTCAGTCGTGTCATACGTCGGTGTTCCGATGCTTCTCGGGACAACTGGCGCGATAGGCGCTGGTGCACTCGATACCTTTTTGGTGACAGGTTCTGCGACCAGTTTGGCCTCAAGTTTCCCTATCTCCCTTGCTTGCGCGAGCGGTGTCAGTCGTGAAATACGTTCCGCTTCCTTCGGATTCGTACCCAGGTGGTAGGCCAACTCAGGTCCGATGTCCGACGATTGGATCGTCTGCGCCATCTCAGTAGTGATTCGCAAGTTTGGGTTGTAAGCGACCTGATCGAAATCAGTGTACTTTGCCCGGACCTCTTCCTCTCTATCGTGATATGCTTCGACAACTTCAGTCTGGTGACGCTGCAACTCCCGCTGGGCGATCAGTTCTTCCGCCCTCCGATAAGCGAGTGCTTCCGCATACGCCTCGGGTGACTCGAACTGGTCGATCTGCGGATTGACAACTGCCGCTTGTGACGGCTGCGCAGCCTGACGCTCTCGATCCCATTTCCTCTGCTCTCTCGCAAGCCTTTTGCTGATAGCCGCATCCAGTTCTTCTTGTGTGAAGGTCTTGGGTGCTTCTACCTGCTCTCCCGGCGTTTCAACTACAGGTTCAGGTGTTGCCGCCGTGGCTACCTGTTCCGGCGCGGGTTCAACCGCTACTACTTCTAACTCGTCCATTTTCGATTCCTGAGAATCCCTGGTGATTGCGCCAGTACAGTTATTGTCACTCAATATTGATTGGTTTGATGTAAAGATTACCGCCCGATGCGACCTGAATCGCACTCACCCGCCACGGTGCCCCCGTACCTTGCGGAACCTTCAGATTCACCAAGATGTTAGCGGGGATCGGAATACCATTTGCCGTAGTCGCGGTGACAGCCTCACCAACAACGACATAGGCAGCAGTCGTGCAGAACACACTGACACCTTGTGGGCCCGATGGGTAGGCTGCTGTTGCACCTGCTGTACCAGTGTAGGCTACGGTAAGTGCCGGGTAGCTGGCATCGCTCAATGGGTTAAGTAATTGCATGTTGTCCTCTTACATGGGGCCTTGCGGCATCTGTTGTAGTTCAGCTTGTTCATCCTCTTGCTCTGGCAACCCCTCAGCGAGAATCTGCCGGATGTACTGCTTCATCACGCTCTCGACCTCGGGGTCAATGGTGGCAGCAGACGGGGCCTGCGCGGCGTTTGCCAAGGCGGATAGCCGCTTAGTCTCCGCGTCGTAAGCCCGGATGTCGTTGGCGAACTCATCGTTCTTCAGCGTCTGGTGCTCCATCGACTTCTGAACGTTTTGCAGCATCTGGTGCATCTGGTCAAGTTCTTGACCCATACCCTCGATCTGTTTCTGCGCGGCCTGCAGGGCGGGATCGTCCTCCTTGGCGAGCAGCTTGGGGTCAATGGTCTTGGCGAAGCGTTTCGCGATCTCTTGCGCACCCGGCCAGTCCATGTTCTTGATGAACAGGTCGCCAGCAACAGCCCACAGCTCGGGATTGCCCTGTAGCAACTGACTCATGGACTCCAGCGACTCTTGCCGCTTGGTCATGTAGCTTGGTCCAGTGGTCACGCAGACGTCGTACTTGCCGACGCCGGGGTTGTAGATTTTCTTGATCGTGTTACCCTGCTCGTCCACGATCTTCTTGACTGGAACGTCCTGTGAAGGGTCGATCTCAGCATGGTCGGTCTCGCCATCGACTCCGATGATCCGGGCAACCCGACGGGTGTCGTAAATCTTCGGGATCAGGTCCACGATCTGACGGGTGCGGTACCGAATGGCACGGGCGAGGTTGTCAACGTAGTGGTAAGTGCCTGTGTCGGACTGCTTTTCACGTGCAAGGATCGCCCGGCCAGATCGTTCGTTGCTGGTAGCACCCAAGCTGCTGTCATATTGACCCGTTGTGCTCTTAATGTCGTCCGATGCGCCGCCCTTGGCCTGCAAGAGGCCGCTGGACGCCATTGGGGGCTGGCTGCGCTGCGGTAGCGGCAGTGGACCACCTTGACCGTCTGTAACGTCAGGATTGACCTCCAGATAGGGCCAATTGGCGGTGTTAGCAGTCTTCCACTGCGCTTCATACCCCTCGAACTGACCACCGTAGCCGATAAACGGTGCCTTGGGGGCAAGGGCGAGCATCTCAGCCTCTTGGGACACCCAGTAGTTGTACATACGCTGTGCATCTTTGGCGTTGCGCACCAGCCCAGACACGTACAACCGACCTTCAACCTCGAACTCGTTCCCAATCACGCGAATCACAGGTATCCACTTACCCGGCCATACTGTCTCGGCCAGCTTCTCGTACCCGTTGGTCTTGCAGTGCATGACAGTACGAACGTCAACTGACCGGGTTTTGATGGGCTTGATACCCAAAGCGGTCATGTGGGCAGCATCGGGGTGGTTCGCCATCAGGGACACACCACCGGGGTACATGTTCAGCGTTTGCGGTTCATGCTTGATGTAGTAGTAGTCAGCGATCCGAACCGTCTCCTTGTTCAACCACGCTGACAGGGACTTGTCGCCTACAGCCTGCTGTTGAATGGATGACAGTGGTGTGGCATCGGGGTACAGACGTTCGAACTCATCCTTTATCAACTCGCTTGTGACAAAACACCACTCAGCATCAGACCCACAAGGGTCTTGCATGGCGGGGTCCATAAACACGCTGAAGCTGTTACGGATGCGCCCGATCTTGATGTCCTGATCGAAAGACTCCGGGTCACAATACTCGGTCAGGAGCCGGAAGTAGCCTTCCCCATAGGTGACTTGTGCCTCACATGCTGTGTCGTCGGCAACGTCTGCATCAGATATGTACTCGATATGGCGAACCATTCCGTCAAGTACGCTGGCCACTTCGGAGTCGGCTTGGTTGTCTGCGGGGATGACCTTACCACTGGGTCGGTTCTGACGCTGTTCATTCGTTACTTGCTTGACGTGCTGCGGGAGTTTGTTGATGGTCAGCGTTGGGCGAGCATTGATGGTCTGACCTTGGACCGAACCGCGAGTGGAGAGCACATCGGCTGGCCACTGCCACTGATTGTCAGGGGAACCAGCGAGAAACTTCAGGTCGTCCAGCTCGTCTTCACGGGAATCGGAAAGTGCACCGATGGCCAAGTCCAGCCGACGACGCATGATTGACAGGAATTCCGACTGATCTTTGCTCATTTCAACCCGTTTAGTGTTGTTTGGTCATCAGTGACCCATCCAACCCGTAGTTACACCTGCGCCAGAGTATACCCGGTTTGGTCGCTTGTCAACATATTCCTGTCTGTGGGCCACTGGGTATGCGAATGTGACGCACAGTGCGTCGGCAGCGTCAGGACTGGCCAACCCACGGGCCTTCATCTCCTTCTTACCCTCGATCTGGATCGCACCAGCCGAGTTGATCTTACGCAGTGGTCCCGTCAGGTCGTTCTTGAGTAACCTGTCCGTGGTGATTGCAGCGGTCTTCAGCCACTCGCGCATCGACCCCCACATCTCAGCCCGTTTGTTCAAATACGCAGCAGGGTTCTTCGCTTTCCAGCCGAAGTTCACCCCGCGAACCTTGTAACGCTGTTCGGTGAGCCGATCCAGCACCCCGTAGCCCAGCCCACCCTCGTCGATCACGGTCAGTACGGGCTTGTACTCCTGTATCGCGTCGATCACGTTACCCACGGTGGTCATGGTGTCATCACCCTTGAACCGCTTGATCGCCACGATGTCACGTCCCTGACGCACCACGATGACGGTACTGTCCATCCCACCACGGGCCGGGTCCACCCCGATAACAATCGGTGCGGTAGCATCCTTGTACTTGGGTCTTTTGAACGCCTCGTCCACGGTCACAGGGGAGATGAACTGGTCTTCCCCGGCGGCAGGGAACTCACCATAGACCTCAACTCGGGCCTGTATCGAGTCCTCACCGTACTCATTGATGATCTGGTCATAGATCGCCTTGTCGGTGCCCTCCACTGTGCGAGCGTCGATCACATCTGTCTGCCAGTAGTCCCGCTTCGAATTGAAACACTCGAAAAAGTACCCGCTGTTGCGCCGTGGGTTGCTGAACGCCAGCCAATAGCGGTCCAATATCTTCTCGGTAAAGAACCCCGCAGCGACTGACCAGATGCCATCCGGTATGCCCGACGCCTCGTCAAAAATCACCATCATCCCTCTATCATTATGAACGCCTGCATAACTATCCGGGTTCTCTTCTGACCACAGTTTCCCTTCCGCTGCCCAGTACCGAGTACCGAGTTTTAAATCACGTTCGACTAAATCTGTAATCCATGTCGCAGGGGTTAATTTGGTGGCGCTGATCTCCCACCAATGGGCATTTATCATCATGGTTGACCACTTGGTCAACTCACCCCATGTGACCGAACGCAACTGATTTTCACTGTTCGCGGAAACGATTACGGTTGATCCGATTCTGGTCGTCAGCATCCATAAGATCAACCAACTGACTAATGCGCTTTTACCGATTCCCCGACCAGATGAAACAGCACTCCGTAATGCGTCTGGGTCAAGCTGACCATTGTTGGTTTTAATGTGATCATTGATCCTACGTAGTACCTTT